CCCCGTGAGGGGCCCCGGGTACTTTGTGCCATTGCTCGCTTCAGTGAAGTATAACGTCTTGACTATAGCTTCGGCCAAACTGTCATACTTAAACTTCATTGTTAACTTGCCTCTCACCGACGGGTGTCCTAGATCATAGGATGATCGTTGGCAAGAGTGAGCATTGCCTATTGAGGGTTGCTAGTATGGACAGGTCTTCCCTGCCTGTTTGCATTACGGCCCGTAAAAGTCGGGCCAACCCTCTCTTAGAAAGGAGTAGTTCCATGGTTGACAACGTTTATACGCGTGTGAGACATCGGGGTAAGTCAGTCTCCGATGAAGGCACCGGTGTAGAATACTACAACGGCACGCCTACGCGTCATAAATACATTGGTTTCCTTAGTGAAGTTACTAAGGACCATAACAACCACTTTCCTACGTGGCTGGCGGTTAACGCCAGTGCACCATGGACAAGTGTGTGGGATGTGGGTGGTCCATTCGAGAATGTTAAATCTCGAGTGGAGTTCGGCGGAGATAATGTATCTCTGAGATATTTCCCTTATCAAGGGGACTATCTATTCCGTTACAAGGGACTTTTGGTTCCAGGCGTAGTGCCTGGTCCCGAATTCTCATATTCTAATATGAGTAATTCCCTATGGAATCCTACCACGTTCGATTACAGCGATACTGCTGCACTCGATCAGTTTGGGGCAGAAGCCATTGCGGCAACTATCCCAAACGCCCCACACGCAGACGTGTTCCAGCAATTGGAAGAAATTCGAAGAGAAGGACTTCCAAAAATTCCGGGTCTCCAATTCCTGAAAGACAAGGGAATCAGAGGCCTGGCGGGAGAACATCTGAATTATCAATTCGGTGTTCTTCCGACTGTCAGTGCCATCCGCGAGGATGCGGAAGCAATCAAGAATGCTGCTGAAATTCTTAAGCAGTATCATCGAGATTCTGGCAGGCTGGTACGTCGGCGGTTGGTTGTCCCGAAGGAAACCACGACAACGACAGAGGTGTGGAGTACTACAACATACCCCTTGAATACTGTCGCTGGCTACTTCAATGCGAGAGGTCCGGTGTACCGAATTGTGGAAACAACTCGGAAACGCTGGTTCAGTGGTGCCTATCGGTATTTTGCTCCGATAGATCCGACACCGCTCGACAAATTCTTGGATGACGCCAATATTCTTTTGGGTATTGACATCACTCCTGAGAAGATGTTCGCTCTCGCGCCATGGTCATGGATGCTTGACTGGTTTACGAATAGTGGTGAAATGCTTACCGCTATTCAAACCTTCCGTCAAGATCCCATGCTTCTCCGTTGGGGTTACGTCATGGAACACATGAAACGAACCACCACCTATGAACAGGACCTGGTGACTAACACAGGTGCTTCTGTCAAGGCTCGTCTAACTCTCATTCAAGAGAGGAAGATGAGACGGAAAGCTACTCCTTTCGGATTTGGACTAAGCGAGGAGGAATTAACCACCAAGCAAAAGTCCATCTTAGCAGCACTTGGTATTTCCAAGTTGCTGTAGGCAAGGGCATCCATCCTGGGTGTCACTTGTCAACCTAGAGGTTAGCTTACTCTAGGTTGGGCTGACTATCCGGTCAGTTCGTAACCGGGTATGGTAACTCGTCATACCCTCAACAAGTAGGAGCATTGCTGTGTTTGCAGATCCGCAGAGCGTAACTGTCAACGCTGTCGCCCAGTCTCTGCCGCGTACTGCGGCCGACGGGGAGTCCGCGTCCTATACCAAGGACGACGGAACGTACAAGCTGACGATCTCGCACCAGACGACCAAGAATGGTCGCAAGCGTCACATGGTTCGCCTCGACTTCAATGAAGTTTCGGCTGACCCCTTCGTTCCGGCAGAAAATGTCAAGAACGAGGGTGCCTGCTACATCGTTATCGATGAGCCGGCTCAGGACCAGTTCACAAACGCCAACCTTCTTTTGAAGGTAAAGGGCTTGCGTGACTGGGCCTCTGACGCCAATCTGACGAAGGTCATCGCTGGCGAGAGCTAGCAATGATAGGGGGCGGTCCGCAAGGGCCGCCCCCGAATCTTCGTTGCGGAACTTCTTGGCTGAGTTGATCTCAGCAAGGTCAAGAAGGTCTCAAACACAGCTAATGGATCCCGAACCCCCTTATGTTAGGAGGTCAGGATGAAAAGCCTGATGATGCTCTGGCAAGTACTCGCTGAAGAACTTGGCGAGTCATGTGGCACCAGTACCACTGCAGACTATAATACATTCTGCAGTCGTGTTGCTGATCAGGGGTCATGGTTTCTTACCGTGACCCTACCCGACTTTGGCAAGGAGCTTGAACAAGCCCTTGACCAAGGAGAGGTAGTCCCTACCATGTTTCCTGGTTTCAAGAAGCGTGGCAGAACCCCCATTTTTCTAGGTGGGTTCTTGGATCTGATCTTCGACCGCGAAAGCGGTCGGTTGGTCGATTCCCCTTCTATAGACGCAATCCATTCCATCCGGCAGCTTTCTTTGCTGTTCGGTAAAATGGAAATGCCGTATACCGCCGAGAGGCGGGCGGCTGCTATGGAGGGGTTTATCGATTGTGAGCAGGAAGTCAGAAGGTCTGACGAATCGCTTTCTCCTGAAGATATTTCAGGGTTTGTCGAGATGTCACACCTACTTTGGATGGAGACTCTTCAGAGCGTCAATGAGACGCTTTGGAAAGAACGGAACTTTGGAGGTCGAGAAATCGATCCCGAAGGTCCTTATCTCCATCCAAGGCATGGGCCCGGCAAAACTGCAGACAAGCTTGAGGGAAACCTCAAGTTTGACGTCGCAGAATGGCCGGAGCGTTTGGAAAGAGTTTTCCCATTTGTGGATTACGCTATCCCAAACTACAGCCATTTTTACAGGCTGTCTCGTGTTGATTTTCTCGAACCCGGTATGGAGCGACCTGTCAAGGTTACTTCAGTACCTAAGACTATGAAGACACCAAGAATTATTGCTATCGAGTCTACCTCGGTGCAGTATATGCAGCAGGGTGTATCCCGGTTGCTAATTGGTGCCATCAACCAGAGTTCTCTGGTGGGTGGTATGCTCGGATTCCAAGACCAAGACGTCAACCGACGTATGGCCATGGAGGGTTCGCTTACCACGGACCTAGCCACGCTCGATTTGAGTGAAGCTTCCGATCGTGTCTCCTATCTGCTTGTTAAGGCGATGTGCGAAAGGTTTCCCATTGCGTGGGAAGCCATTGATGCATGCCGTACTCAACGGGCAGACGTGCCTGGCCATGGTGTTATACACCTAGCCAAGTTCGCGTCTATGGGTTCGGCTCTAACGTTTCCCTTGGAAGCAATGTACTTTCTTGTACTTATCTTCCTTGGAATTCAGAAAGAGCTCAACCGACCGCTGACCAAGAAGGATGTTGTATCCCTTCGAGGTCGGGTACGCGTCTTTGGGGATGATATCATTATTCCCAAAGAATTTGTTGCCTCCGTGATGGCTACCCTAGACCGATATGGTTCGAAGGTAAACCGAAGCAAGTCCTTCTGGAACGGTAAGTTCCGGGAGTCTTGTGGACGGGAGTACTATGACGGACAAGATGTTTCTATTGTCCGCGTACGAAGAGTGCACATTACCAATCCAGGTAATGTTCCCTCGTTCCCGACATCACGGCAGTTCGTTCGGGAGACCGAGTCGCTTGTCAACCTCCGGAACCGTTTTTACGGTTCTGGATTATGGCGAACGGCGTATCACCTTGATAAGCTGATTGAACCACTTTTGGGTGGCGCATATCCGCGAATCTTGTGTGTCGAGCCTCGTCCTGGAGAGGATGTTGGTTCGAGGTCCCCTGTGCTTGGCCGCTGGTCTTTTCTAGGCTACGATTCACATCGAGTCAAAGATCCAGACCTGCGTGCACTACACGCTCCCTTGGTAAAGGGGTGGGTAGTTGTGCCGAAGAAGCCCGCTTCCGTAGCGAGTGATATCGGCTCACTGCACAAGATACTTTCATCTCGCGAAGACCAAGACGGGCTTTGGCCTGTCCCAATCTTCGAAGATGAAGAGCATCTAGAGCGTACTGGGCGTTCCGACGACGCTAACATGAAACGTCGGTGGTGTCCCCCCTTCTAGTAAGGGGGGTCAGCTGTGTCCGGTAACGGCCAGCGCGGAGGTTAGTCACCTCTGCAGCGGAGGACG